CAGCTTGGATGTTTTTGACCAAGCCAGCCGCAAGAAGACAAATAGAGATTGGGTCAATTTTGTATCCTTATTGTGCTTCAAGTGCTTTTAAAGCGTCTTGAATTTCTTGAAGTCTTACACTGTCATCAGTTGGCAAAACAGGTTGTACATCACTTTGCATCTCAGGGCGTTCTGTTTGCAACATAGGCCCTGCCCTCGCCGCCATGATTCCTAAGCCTTGAGATAGTGTTTTTAGTGCGTTTGTAACTTTCTTTGTGGTTGTTTTAGGAGTAGACAAATCAATCATTGCTTTTCTGTAATCTGGGTTAAAAATTACATCAGCAAAATCTTTTGGACTTGCAACCAATCTTTGCAACAATGGAACAATCTCCCTTAGTGCTAGTCGAGTAGGCGCACCTCCACCACCCGCAGCAGTGGCAGCATACACTTCAGAACCTGATAAACCAACACTAACGCCACCAGCAGATTCTCCTGCCAATGTTCTACGCATCCAATTCATAGCTAATCTAGCTTCTGCGGCATCCTTTGAGCTTGAAAATAAAGTAGAAAACTCTCCTGATTTGTTATCCAACTCCGTAAGAGCCGACTGAATGTTAAAAGTTGGGTCTGTTGAAGCGCTACCTTTAACTTGTGCTGCATTCAATACATCGTTAAACTTTTCTCTACGAATAGTGTTTAATACTTCAACTACTTGAGAGTTTGGATGTGTTTGCATAACATCAATCAAAACTTGACGTTGAGAAAGAGGCATTTTTTTAAGGTCTCTTAAAACATCTTCAGGCACAAGATCAGTTATTCGTTCAACATCAAATGCTTTTGTTAATGGTCTATTTGCAAACTCATCAATTGTGTCTAAATTTTGTTTAAATTTGTCTCTAGCAATTTTTAATTTGTCTGCTCCCGCAACACCTTGTGTAATTGCATCATCAAGTGCTTGTCTATAACCATTTAAAACAGTTTTTGCAACTCCTTTTGCTTGTCCAGAAGCAACACCTTCAAAGATATTTCCAGCGCCAAAATCTGCTGAACCAGAATATGCGGCCTCACCCCATGCGGATAAATTCTTTTGTAATCTATCAATTGAAATTGATTGAACATTTCTTTGACCAGTTGCAGGGTCAATAGAAATAGTAAATTCATCAATAATTTTTTGTAAATTATTTCTAAGTCCAGCTAATGATGGCGTTTCTACTGGAAGTGTTTGTAATATAGTATCAATAGAAGAAACAAGTTTGCCTGTGTCAACCATTCCCCCAGCAGATTTTGCTGCTCCAAAATCAGTGCGAGCATCAGACTTTAATTTTGAAGTTAAAGATTTACCATAATTTTGGAATGAGGATAAAACTGCTTGTGTAGTCTCTGTTGGGTTTAAAGTTTTACCACTTGCTTTATTAAACAAGTTTGTTAAAAAAGATTCTGCATCACTAGCTTGTGCTTGTCTAAATGCAATTGGTTTTTGCCCACTTGAAGGAGTACTTCCAATAGCCGCCTCCATAGCTAATTGCTCCCTGTTTAAACCAAGTTCTCCTGCTGTCAATCTTCCAACACGAGATAACTCTGATGTCTCTGCAATAGGAGGGAAAAGACCTTCTGGCTTAGTAATGGCTTTTGTTGCTTGGGTAATTCCACCCTTTATTGCATATGGGGTAGTTTGAAGTAACAATTGTGCATAAGGGCTATCTGGCGCAACTGTTTGTGCAGCAACACCTGTTCCTCCAGCAACACCATATTCACTAGCAATACCAATAGGAGTTCTACTAAAAAGTCCAGGCAACCCAACAGCGCTTAAAAGCGCCGCTGGCGCACCAGCACGACCGAATTCATATGCTCCACTATATCCTTCTATAGACTGTAAATTTATACCAGTAAGGTTTTTAATTGCTTGTGATATGCCTGTGCCTGAGAAAGCATTTGGGTCTTTGCTTTGCTTAAGGTAATCATACAAAGTGCCATATCCACCAATAATATCAACAATACCTTTAGCAGGGCCTTTTAAAGATGATTCAGCAAACTTTTTAAACTCCTCAAATGAAGTTCCTGCTGGGTCAAAAACAGATTGATTAGAAGTGGTTTCACCACGCTTTTGAAGTTCTGCTTGAATTTCGGCTAATGTTGCCATGACTAATCCTTATGGTTTTTTGTTACCCAACAATCGTGCTTCTTCATCCTTTAATTCCTGCTTTGTCATTTGACTAACTGGCTTTGATTTGGGCATTTCTAAATCAGTAAGAAAAGGAGACCTATAACCACGCAAACTAAAATTGTTATCGTAGAAATGTTTTTCCATTGCATCTGCATCTGTAACAACTTTTCTAGCTCTTTCTAACAAGAAATTGATAAGGTCGGCATTTGTTTTTGTTCCTTTTTCCAACGCAGGGCCAATAGTACGTGCAAACTCTCGGTCTGTATCTGTAGGGTTTGAGCCAAGAGCCTTAATAAACGAAATAACACGCTCACCAGCGAGGGCAGTAAATTTATCAGCATTTCCAAGTGCTTCATCATCTTTAGAACTTGTTAAGCCAAATGTTGAGAATACACGCAAAGTACCAACACGCACAGATGCGCCAGAACCAGAAATAGATTGAGGTGTTTTTAGTAATTCTTGCAATAGACCAGCTTGTTCAATAGCTTTAGCTGCTGATACTTGTGCTGCATCTACCCGTTTAGCACTTAATTCTGCAATAGTTTTAGCACCCTCATCAGCCCCTTTGGATGATGAACTAGCAGAAACTTTTGTTAGTGCCGTTGTTTTATCAATACCACCACTATAGGGAACAGGAATCAACTCATTTGGATTTGTTGGGTTCGGCTTCATAATAAATTGTTGTTTAGTGTTCTTGTCAAAGTAAACAACTTCTCTTGTCTTCTCAGCCACTCCAACATCAATGATGTTTTCTTTTTGTTGCTCTTTAAGATTATTGAGTTCTGCTTCTAATCCAGCACGAACTTGAGGCGGCAAAACAACTCCAGCATCAGGACTTAATTGCGTTTCTAATTCTGCAACTCTCCTACCAATTTGTAATTTATCAGCTACTTTTTCTGGTTTTGGTGCAGGATCAATAACAGACAGCATTCGCTGAAGACTAGAAATTTGTTGTGCAATCTCAGGCGTTTGTTCCACTGCTTTAAGTTTGGTAATAGCACTCTCAAGCTGAGGAATCATCTGTAATTTTTGGATGTCAGCAGGAACAGCTAACTGACGCTCTTTACTTGCTTGTGCAATTTTAACTGCCGCTTCACGACCAGCTTGTGCAATGCCAAACGCAAGTTCTTGATCTCCAGCATCAGATGCTATTTTTGCTACTCGTGCAAAAGACGTAGGGTCAGATTGATCTAATTGGCTTAACAACTGTTGTCTACGAGCAATCAACTGCAACTGTGGGTCTTGACCACCCAAAGCACCGCCAACAGCTTGACCAAACTGATAACCAGCAGTCCTAGCACCTAAAGCCGCTTGTTGAAACGGGTCTAACTGCACTTCCTGAAATGCACGACTACGAGCCTGTGCTAACTGGTTTTGTTGATACTGTTCAGGAGTAGTGAACAATCTTAAGATTTCTGATGCCATTGTCTTTTCTCCTTATGTACCAAAAAGTCTGTTGAAAATTCTTAATTTTTCTGCGTCTAATGCTGTTTGTTGTGGCTGAACACCAAACGCATTGTTTAGCAAACCAGTGACATTAGGACTGTTTGCCGCACCAGCTAAAAGGTTTCCAGTTCCACTATAGGCATTTGCTGGAGCCATTGTCTGAGCCGCATTGATAATGCCTTGACCCGTTAATTTACCAGCTTCTGCCGCACTAGCAGTAGTCTTAGCACCAATTTGAGTACCAAGCGTTAATGGTTGTTGTGCAAGGCTTTCAAGACCAGTGCTTGTATCCATTGCAGTTGCAAATGGTGAGTAAGCCGCTGTTTGACCTGAGTAGAACCTACCCTGCAAGTTAGCGCCAGTATCAAACAAACCAGCACCATAACTTATGCGCCTTCTTGCTTCTTCATCTGCTTGCGCCGCAAGAACTAAATCGCTCTGTGCTATTGAGTTGTAATAAGCCGCCATCTCAGGATTTGTATTCATCAAGTTACCACCTTGAGCAGTAGCCGCACCACCTCGACCTGTTTGGAACTGCCTATTTCGCAACTCAGCAAGTTGATTTTCTCGACTAGGTGTAAGCAAAGCCTGTTGCTTGGAAATGTAGTCTTGTGCCGCCTGTTCAGGTGTCTTAGCAAGGTAACCTTGACCCAAAGTAAACAGATTCTGTGCAGCACCAGTTAGAGGCTGATAAGCAACTCTAGCACCCTCTATATCAGTCATGCCCTGACCAGCAACAGTTCTCAATCTATCTTGGTAACCTGTGATTTCAGCACTAGGTGTATATCCCGCTTCAATAACATTGCCAGCCGCATCAGTTTTAAAGTTGGATGCACTAAAACGAGTGGTTACGCCAACGGGTCTGAACCTAGCCGCATCAGCCGCTATTTGTGCCGCACGAACTTGTGCTTGTGCTTGTGTTGTTGCCGCATCAGCCGCCGCTTCACTTTGAAGATAAGAACCACCAGCACTCAATAAACCTTGAATAGCAGATGGTGCAAATGAAGCTAAAGTCTCTGGTTTTAAACCTAAAAAATTAGCCGCTGTTGTTAACAAACTTGGTGTTGCGCCTTGGGTGGCTATTTGGCTTGCAATGGCTGCACCTGTAGCCGCACCACCAGCACCACCAGCCGTAGCTATAACTTGTGGACTCAAAAAGTTAGCACTAGAACCCGCCGCAAGTTCAGCCGCAGTTAAAGTTGTTCCAGTAGATGTTGTAGCGGCAGTCCCGAAAGCATCTAATCCATAGGCCGCACCTCCAGCAACAGCCAATACAGTAGGCCAACCAACTGTTTCATTTACAACGTCATCAACGTCAGCTAATACATCAGATACACCACCAACAACATCACTAAAAACATCGCCAATTGAGCTAACAAAAGAATCAAAACCATCTTGAGGTTTGATTTTTCTATTCCCGATATGCTTGAACGCATTAATTGGTAAATCTGGTATGCCCAACAAGGCATAGTTACGACCATAGGATTTCATAATTCAGCCTTCCAGTTGTATTGAGGCAAATCGGAATCAACAACATTGAACCCAACTTTTTTCATTAACTCTAAAATTTGAGTATTGCTGGCTTTGCCATAAATCGTTTTAATACCAAGATCAGTTATTTTTTTCTTGAAAGCGGCTAATGATCTAGCTAGTGTCATAACACCATCTTGTGTAAACAAGTGAGTATCTGCCGCCTCATCACTAATTTTTGTAAGTATCAAAACAGAGTTTGCCTCTTGCAACAACACAGCTTTTTTCTGTTTAACAGCATTGCTTACTGTTGCTAACGCTCTATCGCCATCTACACCCCTTTTTTGAGCGTCTGCTAATATGATTTCTGATGCTTTCATGTTAACCTCTTTAATAGTGTCGTTGTTTGAACTGATACTGTTAAACCAGCGTCAATGTTCCCGTTAAATCTTCTACTGTATATGTAATACGATAAGTTGAAGCAACACCGCTTGTATTGTCGATTCTTAGTGCATTTGTCCCTGGAACTGGAGAATCAGCACTTTCAACCAAATTAAACGAACTTCCACCGCCGCTGTAAACTTCACTAATAAAGCTAACATCTGAGCCAGTTACAGTACCGCCGCCCATTAAAACAATTTGAAATTTACGGGCAGTAGATACGCCTGATGAAGTTGCAACAATTGTCATGCTTAGTGATGCAACAGACCCAAATGTTCCAACATTTAACAAATTAGCACTAGCACCAATTCCTGCGCTTTTCGTAAAAGTTCCTGAACTAACTTTAGTGAATACTCCAGTGCTTGGGGTAACGCTTCCAATAGCAACATTGTCAAGTGTTTGAAAAGCAATTTTTCCTGTTGATGATGCTTGAGTAATAATTCCACCAGCACCACTGTTGTTAAGGTTCATGTTAATGAAGCCACGACCAGTTGTATCTGCGTAATTCAAAACTCTAATTAATTCAACGGCTGAATTTCCCGCAACTGCACCGCCAAAAATACACATATCCCGCACAATACCAGCACCGCCACCGAATTGCATGGTGTAGCTTGTATCGGCTTCAAAGTAACATCCTTGGATTACAGGCCCAGCGGTAGGGTAAACATTTTCAGATGCAAGTTGCCGAGACAACATCAAACTTGTTCCGTTTGAGTTAAAGAACACATTATTAAAACTAGGTGTTTGACCGCCCATGTAAAAAATGCCGTAAGCAGTATTGTGTGTAATTGTCCCGCCAAGGCACAACAATCGATCAGGTCTAATATTGTTACTTAACGAACTAGTATTTATACCAATGTAATTGTACTCACAACTAGCATTTAGCCTATAAATAACATCAGTATCTTTATAATTTTCTCCAGTATTCCAATTCTTACAAAGAGTATCAATAAGTCGAACACCTTGCACTGTGTTAAAGTTCAGAGCAATGCTACTTGTATTCGTTCCACCAGTATCTTGACTAGGGCCAAGGAAAGTCATTTTTTCAATAGTTGGCCCAGCGGCTTGGTTTCCTGCCCCTGCTGTTCCAAGATTTGGGCCACGCCAAAAAAATGGATTTACATTCGCTGCGTTGACTTTGATAACACTGCCAGTACCATCGCCAAAAAAATATGGCGAAAGCGTGTAAGCAAAACCAGTGTTTCCCATGGTTATGGTGGAACTCATTAGATAAGTTCCAGTAGGAAAATACAAAGCTGGTGGAGTTCCTGTGCCGCCAGCATTGGCAAAAGAATATATGTATGTTATTGCTAATTGAATAGCAGCAGTGTCATCAGTTGTTCCATTACCAACTGCGCCAAAGTCTTTAACGCTTACACTTTCACGCAGTTTGGTTTGCGTTGTAGTAGCTACTGCGCCCGTACCTGATTGTAAAAAACCAACTAAGTTTGACCCGCCAGATGCCGACAATTGGGTCAAATCAGCTTTAGTAGCAATAGCAGTCTGGATGTTATTGAACTCAGTATCAATCTCAGTTCCTTTAACTATCTTTGCTGCATTGCCTGTAATTAAGGCATCTTTAGCCGCAAAGTTAGTGTTTTTTGTGTAATTCGACATGATTTTTCCTTACGCCAGTTTGCCGTTTTTGGCTTGAATTTCAATTTTCTGAATGCTTATGGGCGCACCATTGATCTGCACCTCATACCCCGTTTGAACAACTTTGCCAAAGCTACTTGCTTGACCAACCAATGTACTCAACTGAATACCAGCAGAGTAATTTGCAACTGGCACTCCATTGTCTCCATACTCAGCAATACCATACTCAGCAACAGTGGTTACAGGAATCTGCAATGTTTGAGCATAGTATTGACCAGAAAAGTCATAGCCCCACTTAATGACAAATCCTTGATTAGAACCACCAATGACAACAACAGAAATCTTCTTAAGAATAGATGTAATATTTACATCCCCAAGGTCTGAATAATTAGTAAAATACGCAAAACGATAGGTAGAGGCATGGTCAAGATAAGTCCCATACTTGCCCACAAAACCATTCTTACCAATTAGCAAGTCACCATTGCGCTTTGAGTAAAAACAAGTAGGCTCAATACTCTCCCAAGTCGTTACCCTAGCACTGCCATCTTGTAATTGTGCCTTTGTATCAAATACATAAACTTGTTTGGCAGTAGGCAAATTTAAAAGATAAAAAGCATTGCTTTCAGAATAAACACCCTTTATGGTTGATGCAGTCTCACCACCAACAATAGTCATCAAGTCATTACGAACATTCTTAGACAAGTCACGCAAAGGTGCTGACTTTTCTTGAATAGTACGCAACAAACTGCGAACACCACTGTTTGACAAGAAAATAATGTCTGAGCCAGCAGTAGCAATAGAGTCTCTAGACAAACAACCAATATCAGCAATTGAGTCATGCAAAGCCATTGTAGAAGGTGTTGTAGCACCCGAATACACCAATATCTGACGTTTACCAAAGATAAACAAGAACCCATTATGTGCGCCCAAACCAACAATCTGATCTGAGCCATTAGGCCAAACTCTAGAAACATCTAAAGTGCCTGATGTACCGCCTGTCCAGTTATGTCCTGCCAACAAATCAGAGAAAGTGATAGTTACATTGTCTGCCGAAGTCTCAGCAACCCATAACCTACCAAAAGCAGATATTGCAACATTTGCTAAAGGAATAGTGCCTGTATAACCAGTTTTCTCACTAACTCTGCGAAAAGTTGTAGTGCTAACAGCAGGGTCAAAAATTAAGGGGTCATTGCCTGATTGAAAGAAAAATGTAATCCCATTTAGGGATGCACATTGATAATTGGTTGTAGTAATAGTAGGTGCAGTACCTCCACCGCCATAGGTAAGTTCTACAACAGCATTGCTAGAGTTAAGTTTAAACAGCTTGTTGTTGCCAGCAAACAATGTAGTCAAAGTCCCATCAAGTTGCACTAACTCATGTATGACATTGATGTTGTTTGCGCCAAGAGTGCCACTTGAAGAATTGACTCTTGAAAAACCTTTACGAGAACCAACACGACCATACTGATCAATCACGCAATTAGTAGCAATAGCCGCAAAACCACTCGCTAAATCTAGCGGTGAGTCTTGGGTATTCAGCCCATAAAAAGCTGGCGCTGAAATGCTAAATAATCGCAGTGGCTGTGTCATACGGGTACAAATTCTTGGTTCTCAGGATAGCGAGTGCTTTCCAAAGCAATGTGGTCAGACAACATTGCCTTATAAAGCAAGAATGCTTCTGATGATGATGTACCACCATCTTCACCACGCTCTATCAAAGCCCTTGCATAAGCATTTTGAGCCACTAAAACATCAGGTACAGCCACAACAGTTGCATCTGAGGCTAACGTAGCCTGTGGCACTGTCAGGGCAAACTTGATCGTATATACGCCATCTGGTATTGGGTACAGATTTACCTTGGTATCGTAACTAGCGTCAACACCATCAAAAGCAAATTCTGTAGGTATTGAATTGACAAGTGGAGTGAAGTTTAGCTTGCGGTTCATGTCCACAAAAGTGATGTTTATCAGTCCAACATTACTTGTAGTGTTGATTACATCCATGACTTGAAACTTCTGACCAGCACCCGTCAAAGAATAAGATGCTGTAGATGATGCAGTAGTAACTGTAATGGTTTGACCCAAAGCATTCCAAGAAAAAGAATCTTCAATCTGACGTTTGGCATCATTAACAAACTTGCCAATTAGTGTTGAATAGACAGTTTGATTGTTTGCGGTAACAACAGGTTCTCTGAGTCGAATCAGAACATCGTTGATAAGTTCAAGGTAGGTCATGTTCTAGTCAACCCTTCTTCTTCAAATGTGGCTATAAAACTAAATGAACTTGC